TGGGCAGGAGTACCGTTGAGCATAAGGAGGAAGAGATGGACATTGTAGAAGAGCTGATCACTGCATTACGCGATAAAGATTCATCGCGTAGCCGCAGTAATCAAACACAGATAGGACCGTCGGAACTCGGCGGATGTAGTAGAAAAGTGTGGTATCGCATAAATGCTCAACCACCGACGAATGAAGACGGCCTCAAGTTGGCAGCAATTATGGGGACGGCGATTCACGCCGAGATTGAAGCATCACTCCGCCGAGTAGATCCCAACGGCGAGAAGTTCTTGCTGGAGCAAGAGGTATCTCACGGCGATATGAAGGCACACGTAGATTGCTACGTGCCAGAAGAAAAGATGATTGTCGACTGGAAAACTATCAAGGCTAAGACTGCTGGTTACTTCCCATCGAAACAACAGCGCTGGCAGGTGCAAGTCTATGGTTACTTAATGATCCACGGCGGGGGAAAACCTGTGGATAAAGTTGCACTCGTGGCGATTTGTCGCGACGGTGATGAACGTGATGTAATTATGCACGAGGAGCCTTACGATGAAAGTATTGCTCTAGAAGCATTGGATTGGTTAAAGCAGATCAGAGAATCTTCTACCCCTCCAGCTCCTGAAAAGGAAGAATATAGTTACTGCCGGTTCTACTGTAACTATTACGACGCATCCGGTGAGATGGGTTGTAGTGGTCTAAAAAAATATATGGGTCCAATCGTTCCAGCAATTAAGGAATTTACTGTTAGTGCGAACGCTTTGGAATACCTGCAAATTGATCGAGCTATCAAAGATTTGACAGATCGTAAAGAAGCAATAAAATCTACGCTGGAAGGTCATACAGGGATTACCGACACAGGTATCCAGATTAACTGGACACCGATTGCAGGTCGACGAACTGTAGATTCCACTGAAGTAGAAAAACTATTAGGGTTTGTCCCTTACAAAGTAGGTAAAGAGAGCTTACGCTTAGAAGTTAAGCGTACTGAAAATGAAGGAGAGGCCAATGCCATCGAGTAATCCCAATACCAAACTCCAGGTCAACTTTAAGTTGTCCAACGGAGATCTCATTAATATCTATGCTGATAACCAGCAAGAGCTAGAGACTCATCTAGTGACGGTCCAGGATCTAGCATCCTTGATCTCTAGTGTTTCGCAGTCACTCAACGGAGTAGCGAAACTAATGGAAGTTGCATCACCAGTTGCAGCTGTTGCATCAACCGCGGCACCTGCTGCTTCAGGAGGTTACACCTGCAAGCACGGTGAGATGGTCTTCAAATCTGGAGTAGGAAACAACGGTCCTTGGAAGGGGTATATGTGTGCCGCACCTAAAGGTGCGCCAGACAAATGCAAAGCAAAGTATCTGTGATGTATAGATGCTTCGACCTTGGGAATTTGTAGACCCACCTTGTAGAGAGGTTGGAGTAGAAGCATTTTATCCAGATGCTTATGGCAATATGGGGTACCACCCACTTGCTATTCGTACACTGAAAGCCCTTTGCGCTGATTGTCCGTTCAAGATTGATTGTTTTGAGTGGGCAGTACGGCACGAGGCACACGGGATCTGGGGCGGTTCAACAGAACGTGAACGCCGGATCTATAGGAAGAATCATAAAATACCTTTCGAGTCATTGGAGGATCACCGCTTTGCTTGATCTACAGAGGGCGTGGCGTGGTACTCAGATGCGAGCTGAGCCACTGCCTGATGTATGGCGGGCGCTATCCGGCAAGCAGATTAAGTTCCGTCGTGGGCAGGTGTGTATGGTTGCAGCGCAACCTAATGCCGGTAAGTCTATGTTCGCTCTGGTCTATGCGATTAGAGCGAATGTTCCCACCTTATTTTTCTCTGCCGATACCGATATCTCAACCGTTGCGATGCGAACAGCAGCGCACCTCACACAACACACACAGCTGATGGTAGAGAATAATCTTGCTCTTCAGAGTGGTTTCTATAATCACCAGATAGACAGGATCTCTCATATCAAATGGGTCTTTGATCCCTCCCCTTCGATAGATGACATTGAGTTGGAGGTTAAGGCATATATTGAACTCAATGGACTGCCTCCCCAACTCATTGTCGTTGACAACCTATCGAATGTCGTTGCTGAAACAGAGAACGAGTGGAGTGGACTGCGGGCTATTATGACTGAGTTCCATCACCTTGCTCGTCTAACGGAAGCCTGCGTATTGGTACTTCATCACACTTCAGAACAATCTGAGTATGGCAAGAACTCATTGCCTCCTCCTCGACGGGCAATCCACGGAAAGATTTCTCAGCTCCCCAGTCTGATAGTTACTTTGGGATACGATCCGCTGGACTCCTCGTTGACTGTAGCACCAGTGAAGAATCGCTTTGGTCCCCACAGTGCAGATGGATCAGATTACGTTACGCTATTTGTTGACTATGCTACCTGTCAGATAGGTGACCAGGATGCCCAAGGCAGGGCCTATAGACACTCAGCGATACAGGAGTTGCGACGTGGTTAATAAGAATGGCCGCAAAGGTTCTCTCTTTGAAACAGCAGTAATGAAATGGTTCCGAGATCGAGGACATTCCGCTGAGCGCCTGACCAAAGCTGGCGCTAAAGATGAAGGCGATCTAGTGATTATGATCGCTGGCAAGAATTATATTTTGGAATTAAAGAACCGAAAGAAAATGGATTTGCCTGCGTTCTGGGATGAAGCCATCACGGAGGCGAAGAACTATGCGAAGGCAAGAGGGATTGGGGAAGTTCCTCCTGCCTTCGTTGTAGTAAAGAGACGCAACCACGGGATAGATAAGTCGTGGGTCATACAGGATTTAGAGTCCTGGCTGAGGGAGAAGCAATGAGATACGGCAACTCCTCAATCATTGACCAAAAAACTATTGAGGCAATGGGAAATGATTGGAAGAGAGTCCTTGCTGGTATGGCCTTTAGTTCATTATGTCGTCATCCTGAATGGGATGGTCAAGCAGTACACTTTAGATTCACACCAATAACTCTTGATGAAGAATCAACCGGAATAGAAATTGTTTCTCATTTTGAAACAGATAAGGAGAACGAAATGCCAGTACCAGAGGGTGTCATCACCAGTACCGATACGATGTCAGGAGTAGCACCGAAGGAGGAGAATGACCAAGATCAAGAAGCAACTGCTACGGATCCTAGTAGCGATACAGAGGATAGTAGTGGGCAGGATACTGAGGATAAGTAATTACTTTGGTTGGTGGGGTATCTACGCCACCTTCCTGAAATACCATCCAGACCTTTACATAGATGAGGACGATGATGATTTGTGATCCTTGTTGCAGAGGAGCTAATGCTTTTAGCAATGGCTTCAGGGATACTGCTAATGACTTTCATAAACAGTGTAAGGGGGATTGTTGTTGTCAGCACAAGACGACCAAAGGTTACGTCGCGAACGACGGAAAGGTTCATCTAAATCAGACTCAATCCCCATAGTTCCCATCATTGAATACTATGGAGGGGAGATAAGGGAAGGGCGTAACGTTGCTGTTCGTTGCTGCCTTCACTCTGATTCACGAAGGAGCGCGGTATTAGATACCGTGAACAACCTATATTTTTGCCACACTTGCGCGAGGGGTGGATCGGCAATCGATATCGTAATGATTAAAGAGGGAATGGAATTCAAAGATGCTCACAGAACCGCAGTTGAAATCTCTGAAGGAAAGGGCGCTGGAGTACGCATCGGCAATAAACGATCAAACTCTGGAGTATCTAAGCGAACGTGGGATATCTGAATCCATTGCTGCCAACAAGTGGCTAGGCACTGTCGTTGGTAATCATCCTGGTCACGAGATGCACCAGGGATGGCTATCAATTCCCTATATCGTAGCCTCTGGCTACGCAGTAGGTTTCAAGTTCCGTCGCTTAGATGATGGACAACCAAAGTACGGATCCCCTACGGGACAGAAGAGTCACCTCTATAACGTGGTCGATATCAATAAGCCATCTCAGATTATTGCTCTATGTGAAGGAGAGTTAGATACCATTGTCCTGTCGGAAATTTGTGATGTACCTGCTGTTGGGTGTCCTGGTGTATCGAGCTGGAAGAAACACTATGGAAAGCTCTTCTCTGGATTTGAAAAAGTTCTCATCGTCGGTGACAACGATGTTAAAGAAGATGGATCAAATCCTGGACAAGATTTTGCAAGGCGTGTCGCCCAAGAAGTAAGCCATTCTCAGGTAGTATTGTTACCAGCGGGTATGGATGTGAACTCTTATTACTTAGCGGAGGGACCGGATAAAGTACGTGAACGATTGGGACTCTAGTGGACAGAGAGACAATCGAGAGCGTGATCTTTATCTTGAATGGGTTAGGGTTTCGTGTAGTGGAGATAGATTCGGAGCGTGGGAGACTATGGATAGAGATACCACCCGTACGCCATTAATTGATCATCCGGCGGTCCTTGCCTATCGCAAAGGCGTATCCACAGATGATCTCGTATCCTTCATAGAATCTTTTGCCTCCCTTCGAGCTGGTCGAGTCAGAGGGGTAGGAGCTAAGCAGTACTCCTTACCTAATAATGGACAGCGGTTTGAGTCCTACTCAATGGAAGATACGGTGAGAGAATTGATTGAAGAGTTAGCTGATGCTAGCAACTATATTGACTTCCTGAGTATCAAGTTACTTTCACTCCTGCCAGAATCCAAGGAAGCTGGTATTGATTGTGACTGAGTACGACTTTCCACCTGAGATTAAAGAAAGGGTGGTAGTTGTCGTTAACTCTGTATACAGATCCTTTCACCGGTTCATTGAAAGAGATGAACTTCTCCAGGAAGCCTGGATGTGGATCATTAAACGTCGGCCAGATATTGATGCGGCCCTTGCTGAAGAAGATAAAGACAAACGTAAACACGCTGAGAGTCGCCTATGGTGGCAGCTCAAACGTGTATGTGAACGCTACGCCAGGAAAGAGAAGGCGATCAAGTCTGGCTATACCGTTACTGATGAATTCTTTTTCGATACCAGTACGATCTCACAGATGTTACCCCACATTATCACCCATATTATCGACGGAGTGATCCTAGAGCAAGCTCAGCAACTGGTGGATGACGGTATGCCTAAGCGCCCTAGCGCTCCCTCTGAGGGGCGAAACCTTCTGACTATGCTGATTGATATTAAGAAGGGGTATGAACTCCTGGAAGAGCCGGACAGGGACTTATTGAAGTCCCGTTACTACGACAACCTTACCCTGGTCCAGATGGCAGAGAAGTTTGAGACAACCAAATCTACTGTTGATCGCTGGTGCGAGAACGCCTTACGTAAACTCCAGCGTATCATCGGAGGGGATTCACCTTGGTCTTAGAAGAGACAGAGCTATTCCAGTATCTGAAGGATAACAAGTGGCCGGATCTTGTCAAATCGGAAGGAACTTATGATACCTTTGACTGCATCTCCGAGGAGTCAGGAATCTATGCGGAACTTAAATCTCGTCGAACGCACTACGACGATCTCCTCATTGAGAAGATCAAATGGGATAATCTTTTACTACACGCTAAGGATCGAAAGCTCAAACCTTGGTACATCAATGCCACACCACAAGGTATCTTTGGATTTTCTCTTCTTAAATTACCGGTGCCACAGTGGGAAGAACGCCTTATGCCAGCCACTACAGATTTTGGAAACCGTCAAAAAATAGGGAAAATTGTGGGGTTTTTAAGCATATCGGAGGCTACGAAAATTGCCGATCTATCCGTATAGATGTGAGTTCTGCGCCAACTATTTAGAAGTTGAGCGTGGTGTTGATGAGGATCGACCTAATCCTGCCTGTACTAACTGCGGCCTTCAGATGACTCGCGTATGGTCTGCTCCTGGTATTCAATTTAGAGGATCTGGTTTTTACTCTACAGATAATTAGTGAGCCAGTTTACGTGGACGTAGCTCAGGTCCCTTATGACGGGATGGAGTCCGTCACAGATCTATCGTATCAGATACCCTGCGGAATATCCATTCGGCAACGGGGACAGTGACAGCGTTACCCATCTGCTTATACCGCTGAGTTAGCGGTTGGCTATCTGTCCACCCGTCAGGAAATCCTTGTAATCTTTCACATTCCATTGGCGTAAGACGCCTGACTATTCCCTCGTCAGTAAATAGTGTTTGATCATTGACGCCTGATAGACCAAGGGACCGATCATTGCTGAGCAATGGGCCTTTACCGCCACCAGGTTTACCTTCTCTTCGCCGTAATATCATCGGCATATTGTTTCCTCCGGTTCCCATTCTGGCTTGTAAAGTATTAATCACATCACCTTGTATGCGTATATCATCCACCCGATTACCATAAAAGATAATAGTGGTAGATCTTATATCTCCATTATCAAAGGCGTTCAATGTAGGAACCACTCCTCCTTCTACCCACGTCTCAAAGTCCTGATTGTTCTGCGCTCTTCTTGCCTTGCTGTACCAGCGCATTATGCAACTCCGGTGGCAGACTCTTGCCCCTGCGACTTGCCCTCTCGATGATTCCCTCGCAAGCCTTGGCGCTCAACCAGAATCGGGGATCCACTTGGATTTCGAGAACTTCCGACAATGAAGACTCGACGACGACGTTGGGGAACTCCGAAGAATTGCGAATCCAAAATTCGCCACTCGATGTGGCTATACCCTGCGTCGGCCAGAGTAGAGATGACGACTCCGAAATCGCGACCATCGTTGCTTGATAAAAGTCCTGGGACGTTCTCCAGGATGACTGTGTGTGCTTGGACTTCTTCCGCAAATCGTATTGCTTCCCAGAATAATCCACTTCTTGCCCCTGCAATTCCAGCTCGCTTGCCAGCGACGCTGACGTCCTGACAGGGGAATCCTCCGCAAACAACATCAACTCTTCCGACAAGATCATTCTCCTTCGCCCACGCTACAGCGGTAGTTACGTCATCGTGTAGCAAGGCATTAGGAAACCGCTGACGTAATACTTCTTGACAGTTTTTATCTATTTCTACTTGACCTATTACCTCGAACCCTGCACGTTCTGCTCCGAGATCAAAGCCACCCACACCAGCAAATAAACTCACGACAGTAGGTTTACTCATCACTCTCCTAATACTCGTCTGGGTAAATTATATTTAGGCGCACGGATTAGTACCATCCGCCGTGCCGTCCCCACGCTTCCCAGGCACGGCAAGGGGTTCGATATCGGTGAGCGATATACCGAAGTCCGTGGAGAATCTGGATTCGAGGGTCTTTACTTTTCTCTCTAAGTCGTTGAGCAATTCCGAAAGCTGACGATTTTGGGTTGTCCGATAGGTGACTAAACCTACTTTCAGCGGTCCATAAGGACTTGAGGCACTTCCATTCTGATCCTTGCCACCCATAAGCAGCGTTAGCGTAGGTCTTGGCCAGTCGTTCATTCTCTTTCCTCTCCTTGGGTGTTGCATATTTTCTTTCCTTCTTAGCAGGGGATGGGATCGGCTTAGGCGGATCAAACTTATGCGCCGTCCATTCCTCCCCGTGAGGGATCAATAAAAAAGCTAGCGCCAGGGTTAGGGGGACCGCCAGCGCTAGCCGTCGTTTATTATTCACTTCTTCAGTTTATCTTCTATCTCTAGGATTATCCAACTCACTCCTACTACGGCAGCAGTCAGGATATAGATCTCCATTAGCCCCTCCCGTACGCGATAGCTCGTTCGATCACCGCTGATATATCTATCGTAGGGGTAGGGGGTTCATTCTCGTGTCGGCTCCAGGCCCGCATTACTACCCTGGACCCAGAGCGCTTGGCGCGCTCCCAAACTATCGCATCAGGGTCATAAGTAGTAAAGCAGACATTCCCGCCACTATCTACCAGATCAAACTCGATCACCATAGATTCAGATATTGCTCTCATATTCTCTCCCTATCGCACGTCTTACAATTTTCCAAAGGAACACTATCCGCGTCCCACTCGTAGAACCCACACTCGGAACAACTAATATCGCTTTCCTTTCGCTGCTTAGCCATTCCTAATTCCAGGTACTTCACCATAGAGAGCAGCTCGTTCACCAGTACTGGCCCATTGAGGCCAGGGTTCGCCAGTAACTTTTCCGCGTTCTCCTTATGTAGAAGGCCGCGTTGATACAGATAGTAGGCAGTAGGCTCACTCATTCTCGGCCCTCTCTTCCATCATTCGATCATAGGCACTATCGGGATCGATCCCGCACTCGCACCAGCGCTCTGAATATCCGCACTCCTGGCAGTTATCTACCTTGCCTAGTGCGTAGTCGTCCTCTAGTTGCGGCCCCATTACGCGCTCACCCTTTCCTTGTGTATACGATAGGAATTATCTCTATCGTTCACGCGATAATCGTCCAGTATCTCTTTCGCTTCCGCATAAGTGGAGGCAGTAAATACACATTCCCACCCATCGAAGGTCAGCATTTGTACCTCTAGTTCGTAATTCATTACTCCACCACTTTCATAGGCATTAGAGCTGCTCGCCACTTCACCGCATCACTGGCGATACCGATCAATACCGGCTTCTTTTTACTGATGAAGGTGAAGGTGATGCCCTGATTCTTCTCCACCAGTTTCGCGTAATCGCCCAAGAACTTTGGGTTCACCATAATTTCATTCACCGGCTCAATATCAGCGGGGGAGGTATTGATGAACTGCTCGAAAATATGATCCGTAGGAGGGAAGTTACCGGCGATAGTGTCTATCGTCAGAAGATTACCGGCAAGGCTTACGCTTACTCCGGCCCCAAAGATCTCGATCCCCAGGCACTTCTCATTCTTATTCGATTTGATCAGCGCGATAATTCGCTTGGCCTCAGATAGCGGAATGAGCGCCTCACCCTCGACATTCTCTGATGCTTCTATCTTTCCTTCAATGAGGCGATATCTATCGGTAGCCCGTAGCGTAAGCTCATTACCGCCCATCGTCAGGTGTACCGCGTTCAATACGGGAAGATATTTATCCGTTCCCGCGTGGGTAATCGTTCCCTCGAATAATTCGAGAGCGGCGCTGGCGTTTACTTCTACCCGCGCCCTAACCATCGTTGATGTTTCCATTCTTTTCTCCATCTAGTAATTCAGCTCCCGCCTATCGGGTAGCCGGTAACCATAAGGTTACACTCCAGAGCCGGTACTTTTCTAGCACCGGCACTGGCGAATAACCTCACCCTCTCCTAACCCTGCTCATCCCTCGCCGGTGGAATCTCACCAGGCGTTCTCCCAGTTTCCAGGCTCCCGCCAGGATCGATCCTGTGATTCCGGCGAATATCAAGCTCACGAGAACCTGGCCGGCCCATTCATAATCGATGATCATAAATCACCTCCCGTAACCGATTCCGCGATGGCATCCATCGCCTCCCGATAGCTCGATGCGTAGCCAAAGTAATTGGCGGGACCTTTTCGATATTGATATCGATAGGCCATCCATCCATCCAGGCCAGAGGCGCTAATCTCCCAGGTATCTACCAGGGAACCTAAGCAGGTACACGCGCTCAATTCACCGCAAGGGTCACAGTGATCGAAATAGTTCTCACTTATCATCATTACCTCCTAGTAATTCTCGCCCAATGTTGCTCATTAGATTTGATCCTTCCCGCGTAGTATCCCCAGTATTATCGCCACGTAATCGCTTGCGCCGTCGAAATATTTCCGGTCCAGAGTGTCCTCGAATTCTTCATCGTAGTCCTCCTCTTCCAGATAGGGCGCGTTCAACCTCGCCGCCTCTTTACTGGCCTCCTCGTATATTTTTTCAATGCGGGCAACCATCGCCGCGAATTGTTCCTGATTCATAGCTCCATCTCCTTTGATCGGTGGGGGCTAGCGCCTCCCTACCCTTGCCGGTAGATACTACCGGCAGGGATAGGCAGATTCCAGAACCGAAGAATTTATGATCTAGACGGCCTCCTTGTCCGTCAGAGCCTCCTCTAGTGCCTGGTCTAGCAGATGGGAGGCGATTTCGCGCCATTCCACGCGATAGAGGGAACCGATATCGGAGAACATTCTCCAGAGTTCCTCGTTTACCTTGATATTTTCATAAGTCAGGAGGTCATTCTCCACCCACCCCTTGAGGCGCTCACTTAGGTAGTAGTTATTTATCTCCTTGCCCTCATCGTGGCCCTCTACCTCTTCCCGCGCATATTCGCGGGCCGATTCATATAGTCCCTGGTCATTCTCTAGCCATAGATTCATCGCCCACGTTTCGCGGTTCTTCCATCCAGAATATTCCTGGCACATATTCATTACCTCCATCTAATCGGGGCCTAGTTACCCCCTACCCCTCTGGAGAATCGGAGATCTTCCAGAAGGATAGGCAACACTAGGACCTAGAATAAATTCCCAAGCCACCGGAGGAGAGAACTTTCTCTCGCGCTACACGTAACGCCTCGCGCTTGGTGTAGTAGAGAAAAGTTTCATTCCCTAGATATTCCATCCCACGCCACGCGCTAACGCGATACGCGCCAGATAGTTCTCCCTCTGTAATTTTTACCGAGGTGAATTCGAGGCGATTATTTAGCATCGTGTACCTCCTGAGAAAAGGTGACTACCCATCCACGAGGGGAAACTTTTAGAAAATCGGTAACTATCGCGACGGCGAGAGATTCCGGTGAATAGTTAGATTCTTCCGTCGCGTATCTCACCGGTTCCTCTCCATCGATTCCCCAACAGAGGTCCTCAATGAGCGCGAGTCCCGTAGATAAGGAGGCAGGCCCTACGGCGAAAGTATTGAGGCCGGAAGAATCGGCAGAGATAAAAATAGTTCCGGTTCCTCCTCCTGTGTGCTCAATGTTCACCGATACCTCCTCACCCAACAAGGAAAGAATTCCACGCGCTAAATCTGGAAAGTTCACTACCTGTTCGCCATTGATTACCTGGCCTGCTGGCGTAAAGAAAAGGAATTCCTCTCCTTGGCATCGTGGACACGATGCGCCTGATTCATTCATTACCTGAATCGTTAGAGAGTCCCAACTATCCCAGGAACAGTTCCCGCACTTTACGCGGGAGAGTTCATCGAATTTATTTTTACACTCTCGACAGGTTGCCTCGATGAATGAACCAGAGCGCACTACTACCTCGACGGAATCGAGAGGCATCTCGCGATTACATTCAAGGCATAGTTGAACCTCATCAAGCGTTAGGCCGTTTACAGTTTCCATATTGATATCTCCATCTAGGGCCGGACGGCCCCACGGGTTCATTCTTCCAGATTCCGCCGTGGTTCTCAATTACCTGGCCCCGCTGAACTAGATCTAAAATCGATGGCTCTTTCCAGGATCTAAAATCGAGGCCCGCCGATTCCAGCTCATTGAACTGGATCTAAAATCGTGCGAGGTCCAGGAGGCCAGGCCACCAGGTCCAGGCTTAGGGGTCCAGGCTTGCCGGGATGCTAGAACCGCCCCTTTAATTCCCCCATTCCCTCCCCTTTACCTCCTCCCCGCCCCATTCTGGAGGCCATCCAGGACCAGGAGGCAACCTTCTAGGCTAGGTAGAGGGTTGACCGAAAAGACCAGGCGGGATAGGCCATCGACCCACCTGTTTTTAACTGGCGTGGCATAGCTACTACATACCCCGATCAAATTTCTGCGCTAAAGTGAAAGTGGTAGAATCGGCCATTTAAGCCAGTAGTGAATGTGAGTTCCATCACATTCGTAAATACTTTAGGAAAAAATGGGAAATGCACTATATTTCCCGCCTTACATATAGTAGGGGGATGAAATCCCCAGCAGTGGATGGGGATTGAAGACCCCTTCCTCCTGGCTGCTACGGCCTTACGCCTCCGCAGCCCCCTAGGGCGTAGGAGGCGCCTCCCCTGATAACGCCTTCCCCAACCGCGGCGTTATCTGTCCCCTCCGTTGGAATTACTTTCGGTAGGTGTAATAGATTTTTAGTAGGGAGAGTTATGGCAGAAAACTCTGCCGATATAGCAAAGAGAATTATTCTTAAAGGGGTAGCAGAAGGACTGACGATAGAGGCGGCCTGTAAGTCCGCCGGTAAGTCCATTAAGACATACGAGTACTACCGCCGAACAGATAAAGCCTTTGCAGACAAAGTGGATCGTACACGGCTCGGATTACGCGAGAAGACATTCGCGGCCACCGACGTTACCGATATCAGCTTCAAGGAATTTCGCAAGCGATTCCTCAAGAGCGAGACTTTCAAGCATCAGATGAATCTGGTGGACGTGATCGAGGGTCGTAAACCCTCGTGGCTTCACGAGTCGATGAAGTATGAAGAGGGTCAGGCCAATCGCGTACTGATCAACATTCCGCCGAACCACGCCAAGTCGATGACCATTACCATTGACTACGCCACCTACCTCATCTGTCAGAACCCAAACTTCCGGATCCTGATTGTCTCCCAGACACAGCGGTTAGCCGGTGACTTTCTCTACGCCATCAAGCAACGCCTGACTCACCCGATGTACGAAGAATTGCAGCAAGCCTATGCTGCTGGCGTAGGGTTCAATTCCAAGACCGCAAGCTGGACTACTACCCGCGTGACCTTTGGTAACGAGCTACGTGAGTCTTCGGAGAAGGACCCGAACCTCGAGGCTGTAGGTATCGGCGGTCAGATTTACGGTAAGCGCGCCGATATGATTATTGTCGATGACGCGGTAACCCTCTCTAACGCTAATGACTTTGAACGACAGATCAAGTGGCTCAACCAGGATGTCAGATCCCGTCTCAATCCGACGGGTAAGTTGATCATCATTGGTACCCGTGTAGCTTCTGTAGATCTCTATAAAGAACTACGGAACCCAGAGAGGTATCCAGGCGGTATCAGTCCCTGGACCTATCTGGCGATGCCAGCTCTCCTGGAAGCAAAAGATAGCCCCGATGATTGGCTGACTTTGTGGCCCTGGTCTGATCAACCCTTTGATGGGCAACCAGAATCAGAGAAGAATGAGAAGGGGTTCTACCCCCGCTGGTCAGGAAGAAACTTATATAACGAACGTCAGCAGATGGACTCGGCCACCTGGTCGCTGATCTATCAACAGCAAGACGTCTCCGATAATGCCGTCTTTGATCCGGTCTGTGTCCGTGGCTCGATAGATGGAATGAGAAAGTCTGGCCGTCTCACCCCTGGTATTCCAGGCCACCCTCATAACATCAACGGATTTATTACTGTCTGTGGTATGGACCCCGCTATCGTGGGAGATACAGCAGTTGTGTGTTACGCAATAGATCGAGCAACACATAAACGTTATATTGTGGACGCACTGAAAATTACACGCCCATCTCCCTCGCAGATCCGTCAGATTATCTTTGACTGGACAGCGGCCTATCAACCCGCTGAATGGATTATTGAAAAAAACGCTTTCCAGCAATTCCTTACCCAAGATGAAGGAATCCGCCAGCATCTTTCCACCCGTGGTGTTTACTTACGTGAGCATCATACCGGCGGTAATAAATGGGATGCAGGATTCGGTGTGGCAAGTATGTCATCGCTCTTTGGAACAAAGCAGATTGATGGACGCCACCATCGCGATAACTTAATACACTTACCTTCAGATCAAACAGAGAATATTAAATCTCTGATTGAACAGTTAATCACCTGGTCACCTGAGACGAAGGGTAAGACTGATATGGTGATGGCTCTATGGTTCTGTGAGATTAAAGCACGTGAAGTGCTTAATCACGGACAGTATTCCAATCATCACCTCAAGAACCCATTCCTCACCCGCGGTGAACACCGCAAGAGGATGGTGGTCAATATCGACCAACTTATCGAAGAACAACAAAGACCCTTCATCTAGGAGAACAAATGCCAATACCAAAGAAAAAAGGCTTAGACGATTTTCTCAAAAAGGGAAAGAAGCCACCTACCAAAGGTAAGAAGGCGCCACCTGATTATGACGTGGTGACTCCTGATATGGGCTATACCAAGCCAACAAAGAATAAGCCACCAAAGAAAATTAAGAACAGGTAAGGAACTACTATGCCAGCACCAAAGAAAAGAGAAACACGAGGGCCATTGAAGTCAATGCGTAAAGCAAAGCCTACAATGCCAAAGACTGGTCCTGCCGCAAAAGCAGCACCAAAGCAATACAAGTCGGGCGCTAATTCTGACGCGATGGCTATTAAAAATCGTGAGGCTTATATGGATGAAGTCCAACGCCTTCGTGAGACAGCAGAAACCCGTAAAGATGTGTGGGATAACGTCAACCTTATTGCCAAGGCAGGTAAGAAGTACAAGCAGGATCCAACAAAGGATATTGCTAACTGGAAGAAGTTCGTCAAGAAGGTAACTCCGAAAGACGCAAATCCTAACTGGAAGTAAGGAACTAATTTGTTAACAGCCAAAGAGATCGCAGCAAAGGTATCGCGTTTATCTACGCGCTACTCTGCTCGCGACCAGCGTATGCGTGATGTACTATCCGTACGTCAAGGTGATATGGGCAAGGTATATCCTTCGATGTTCTCTGAGGAGTACCCCAAGCCTCTTATCGCCAACTTCATTGATGTCGCTGCGCGTGATCTCGCTGAGGCAATGGCACCACTTCCTTCCTTTAACTGTTCTGCTACCAATATGGTTTCCGACAATCAACGTAAAGCCGCTGATACTCGTACCCGTATTGCTAACTACTACGTCACCTCTTCAGAACTTCAGCTCCAGATGTACTCTGGTGCAGACTGGTTTAATACCTACGGTATGTTGCCATCCATTGTAGAGATGGACTATGAGACAAACAATCCTCGTATCCGCCTACTCAATCCTTTTGGCGTCTATCCAGAAATTGATCGCTTCGGTAATTGCATCTCTCTTACCCAAGTACTCCAGATGGATGCAGAGTCTTTGGCTTCAATGTACCCAGAGTTCTACAATGAGATTGTCGGCAAGCGCCAATATCAGACAGGATCTCCGTATATCGAGGTAGTTCGCTACCACGACGCAGAGCAAGATGTAATGATGATTCCATCACGAATGAATCTTGTTCTTTCACAAACCGAGAATCCGCTGAAAAGATGTATGGCCCGTGTAGCAATGCGCTACAGTCTTGATGGTGAAGCACGTGGACAGTTTGATGATGTCTTAGCAGTACAACTTGCTCGCGCACGTTTTGCTGTTCTTCAGATCCAGGCAGCGGAAAAGTCTATCCAGGCACCGATTGCTATCCCACAAGATGTACAGGAACTAGCCCTTGGTCCTGATGCGATTATGCGTTCTGCTAATCCACAGGCTATCCGCCGTGTTCCATTGGAATTACCTCCGAACGTCTTTGCAGAATCAAGCGTTCTTGAGCGTGAACTACGTCTAGGTACTCGTTACCCAGAAGTACGTAGCGGTAACATTGACGCATCTGTCGTTACTGGCCGTGGTGTTCAGGCTCTTCAAGCAGGATTTGATACACAGATCAAAGCAGCTCAAGCACAATTTGCCCGACTCTTTGCTGAGTTGATTGGTCTATGCTTTGAGGCTGACGAGAAAGTATTCGGATCACAGCAGAAAGAGATTCGTGGAGTAGATGATGGTACTCCCTATATGCTCAAGTATGTTCCTAGCCGTGATATCAAGAGCGACTATGCAGTAGATGTTCGCTACGGAATTATGTCCGGTATGGATCCTAACCGAGCAGTCATTGCACTTCTCCAGATGCGAGGTGACAAACTCGTATCTCGTGATTATGCCCGTCGTGAACTTCCTATCGATGTCAACGTTACTCAAGAAGAGCAGCGTATCGATATTGAAGAAATGCGCGACTCTCTACGTTTGGCTGTTGCCCAATATGCACAGGCTATTCCTACTCTTGCTTCTCAAGGACAAGATCCTTCTGAGGTCATCAAGCGTATTGCGGAAGTAATCCAAGGACGTCAAAAGGGTCTTCAATTAGAAACTATTGTGGAGAAAGCATTTGCTCCGCCTCCTGCTCCGCCACAACCAGAACAGCCGCAGATGATGGCTCCAGAACAACAGATCTCAGCAGCAGGTGCGGTTCCCACCGCGCCCTCGCAGGCCCCTCCTTCACCGGTTGGTGCAACCCCTGCTGCTGGTCAAGCCCCAATGAACATAGACGAGATACTCGCCGCCATCGGTGGCGCAGCCTAGCAGGAGGTGAAAGAAATATGATGGGAAAAGGTAAGGTAGCTAAGGCATCAATGGCTCAGCCAACAAAGGGTCCGATGGATACATCAAAACCAAAAGGTGGCAAAGTCGAAATGGGTTATGCCGGAAAAGCAAAACCAGGTAAGAAGGCTTAAATAATGATTATGGCAAGGCGTACTGGGAGGTACGAATGAATCAACCGGTACGCCCCATCCATATTGTGATGACGTTATTGATCTTTATCTATAACCTCATTACAACAATAGGTGCATTTGTCAAAGAGGTCGTGTATCTCTTTGATACTCACCTGCATTATGAATATGAACTGAATGATCGAATAGATGAACTACACGAAGATTTAGAAAGACTACAGGAGGAATAATGGCAGGAAAAGGCGGATACCAAAAGCCTAATAAGCCAGCATCATTTTCTCCTCCAGGTAAATTCTCCAAGAGGACCGATGGTGGCCCTGGAGATACACGTCAGGCACAGATGAAAATCCCATCTTCTGCTTATGGCGAGGGAATGGAAACTGCTGCTATTCAAGGTGGCGCTCCATTATCAGCAACAGGTGGATCCTCTGGATCACCATTGCAACAGATCGCTGACATTAAAAGTAAGATTGTTCCACTTGATGCAGAAACTCAACGTCCCGATGAACCCATCACGGCAGGTATGCCCTTTGGTGAAGGTCCTGGAACAGAAGCACTACCCAATTTTCGTCAGCAAGAATATAACATTGTAGATAAGTATATGCCAGCACTCGTTCGCTTTGCGGATGAAGCTGATACACCACAGTCCTTTAGATTATTTGTACGTTACTTACAAGGAAATCAGTGAACGATTTTGTAGCAAACGTCTCTGCTTTTGTAGAGTCATTAGGTATGGATGAGCCTGGGATAATCCTTTCCCTTGCCAATGTACCGTGGGAAAGTAACGAAGACCGAGACGAATTTATTAAATTCCTTACTAGAGAGGTATAACTATGGCTCTCAAGTACTGGGATGGATTAAAAAGTTTTATTGGTGACAGTCTTGGCGCTATTGTTTCTGTACCATCTATGGCAGGAAAGAATCTCACTAATGCTGCTATCCAGGTAGGATTCCAGAAGACTAATCCACAGGTCAATACCGAAGCGCTAACCTCTAATATGAATGAGGCAACTGCGGCAAAGAACGCAGCAACCCTCAAGAAGTCACAAGAGTTAGCTCGTCAATCTGTAGATTCTTTTCTCAAGCCAACAGAGGAGATCGGAGCTGCTCAGGCAGCAGATAGCCTCTTTGGTTTAGTAGACCAGGTATATACCACTCTACGTCCTGTAGTAACAGAACCCCTATCGGCCTACTATCTTACTGCCGCTGACTTCTACAGCAATCAAGGCTTAAACCTACTAAAGAACTGGAATCTTGCTAAAGAGGTAAGCCCAGGTCAAGCAATGAGTAATTACTACTCAGAAGGTTTAGATCAATTTGGCATTACGGATTATGCTAAAAAGGAAGGCCTTAAACTTCCTACCTTTTTAGATCCTAACTTTAATATTGCAGATCCCATCGCTCGTAAAAAGGCATTTGAGGATGAAGTATTTGGAAAGATAACTTCTGGATTCCTTGACGGAACCGTTGCTTGGTACACAGATCCGCTTGTTATTGGTGGTAAAGCAATAGCAGCAGGGCGTCGTATGACGATTACTCGCCCAATCAACAGCTACGACGACGTTATTACGATGCGAGCAGACCTTGATACTCACGGTATATATGTAAAGACCGAGGGTGCAATGGGTCGTAAGACCCCTATCGGTATGGCAGCAGAGCGTCTAGTTGGTAAAAATACTGTTGAGGCACTTACTGATCCTTTAGTGAAGAACTCTACCAATCCTCGTCTACTTGCTCGGCTTACCGGTAATGCAAATACCTATGACGATGTAGCAGATATTATCGCGGCTTCTGCTGGTGATGCTACCTCTATGAATAAACTACGAGTCAATCAAGCAGCAACCGCCGAAGAGATTACTCGTCAACAAAACATTTTGACAGATATGCAGAAGGATCTTGCTACTGTAGACTGGGGAGCAGGTTCAGTACCAGAAAAGATCCTTGCTAAAGAAGCAGAAAAAGTCAAGATGCAATCTGTTCTTGATGATTTAATGAAGCGTGATGAAAATTTACGTGTTGCTCTTACTGAGCGAGTAGGCGATTATCGCCTTATCCAGAATCTTACTGCCGGTATCAACCGAGAAATTCTTGGTACCAATATAGGTGTGCAGATCGAGCGTTTACGTGGCCTTGGTGCCGCAGCAGAACATAATGTAACGTTCTTTCCTAAATCTTTCCAGGATAATTGGCTTGGTCAAAAGGTCAGCAGTATCACTATGGCTTGGAACAAACTTCCTTCGGGAATCGTTCGTGTTGATGGTGGAGGACTAGCAGACTCTGGCACAGAATTAAAAGCAATTATTAACTCTATTCCAGACTTCAAATTGGCTTCAAGCGCCGATGAAGCTGCAATCAATCTTGAGACAAAGACTAAGATGATTGATGACTACATCTCAGCTACCAGTGCCAAGGAACGTAGAAACGCACTTAAAGCGATTGAAGAACAAGCGGTAGATGTTATTGCTGCTCGTCACGGGTACGATGCTGCTGAAGCAAAAGAAATGTACAAGGCTTGGGATCAAATGAAAGCAAGGATCCTTGATGATTTTGAAAGCCGTGGAAGTTTTATTGACGACAATGGAGATATTGTAGTCTCTGCTTTCTGGAAATCAGAAATGCCTAACATTGTTCCTATGTTGGACTTTAAGGATTTTGATAATTTCCTTGGTTCTAACAAGACTGTTATTTCACTTAAGACTGGCGCTGAAGAGAGTTTTGATATGCTTAACTCCTTCTTCAAAGTTTCCGTTCTTACTCGTCTTGGCTATCCAATTCGTAACACGATTGAAGGTCAAACTCGTATTATGACCATACTCAACAGTATGGTAAAAGCAGATGATGTTATATCAAACTTTGCTAAGAATACTGCAACGAGAGCCAAAAGAGCTTCGTTATACGCCACAAGCACTATTAGTATAAGTAATCCTCGTCAGATTAATAGTGGATTAAATAAACTTATCTACCAAAGAAATGCTATGGTGGACGCACGTGCTTCTATGCTTGATCAGATTCTTGAGAAGCAATACTATGCTGGTGCTACCGGTGTATTTGGTAGAAAACTTGAGAAGGAAACTGTTGAGAGCGCAATTCTTTCAGAAACCCTACTGAAAGAAAAAGACACTATGAGATTCTTAGAACTTCAGTACAAAATGAAAGAGCAAGAAGGGCTTCTTTTCGGAAAAGATCACAAAGAACATCTTGATATCCTTAACAAGGCATACAAGGCTTATGTTAAAAAAGAGGTTCTTCCTACCCTTCCTAAAGATGTTACTTTGGTTTACGCTGATGCTTTCGGCGGAGGAGTTTACTACAAACTAGAGGGAAGTGTTCTTCCTAGAAAAGCAGTAGGCGATTTTGAAACCCGTAAAGGTTTTCCAGCTCAGATGCTTGGGGATATTAAAGGTCCTGTAAAAGAAATCAATATCCGAGGCAAAGAGCCATCACCTGATGTGCGTATCTTTACTACTTACGAGAAGTCTCGTGATGTAAATTACGAAAACATTGCTGAACTTCTTGGCGAAGAATATATGACTGGCTTGAGAACATTCACTCAGAATATCAATATGATTGATGAAGAAGTAATGAGTCTTATTGAGAAGTCTATGAAGCTCAATGCTGCTCGTGCTGAACTGAAGATCGTTCGCTCCGGCGAAAAGCCTTTTATAGTTATTACTCCATCTGGTAAGAGGATTGAGTTCTCTGGAGCATATCAAGGGCCTAATGCTGATCTCATTCGTTCAGAAGCATCGGGAGCTAAGACTCTTAACTGGATGTCAGAACAAGATGGATATGTCACATTTAATGCTCTCAAGGGAAGCAAAATGCCTGGAGGTGGCAGAAGAGGACAGTTTACTGGAGAACCAGTAAAGGTTGCTCCGACGGATCCTCAGTACTGGCAAGAGATGTCTCGTATTGTCAACCAGATCTATCGCAACGACCAACTTGCTATGCGCCTCTTACTTAACCAATCTGATGAAGAGATTGCAGGATGGCTTCTTAGTAAGAAAGGTCAGTTCTACCTACGAGAAATCGATGCTGATGTAAGCCGTAAAGAAGTTCTCTTGCACATTCAAGAGGCTCGTTCTCGAATCCAAAAGACTATTCCCGATCCGCTGGTTCGACAACTTGTTGCTAGGGAAGAACTTACGCCGCAGCAATTCGAAATCCTTCTTCGTGATCAACCAAATCTTGATCTTCTTGCTGGACAAGAGTTTGTGGAAAATGGTCTACGTGTGGGACGTGGTTCAGTCCGTCGCAAACTTCAGAAAATGGCAAGTAACGTCATTAATACTATTGGCACTATGCCGGAAGATCGTCTTGTATCTTGGCCTTTCTATCAAAGACTATATGAGAACGCTCTTCGTCAAGAGGTACGACTAGCAGAACGTGCTGGTAAAGATATTGCTAGTGAGGATTGGATTCTTCAGGCTCAACGTACTGCCCACGATACTGCACGTACCACTCTTAACAAGACTCTCTATCGTGTCTTCAATAACACTGGTGCTTCCAGCTTTATGCGCTTTGTTGTTCCATTCTTCAATGCTCAATATAACGCAGTATGGTTCTACGGAAAGACTTTCGTGAAGGACCCATCTAAACTGGCTAGAGCGTCAATGATCTGGAACTCGCCTAACCGTATTGCAACAGTCGTGGATGAAGAAGGAAATAAAGTGCCTACTGGTGTGGGTCCATCTACTCCCGCCTATCTTCTCTTCACACTTAGTCCAGAGCAACGTAAAACCTTTGGAATACCTGGCGGATATAACGTTTACATACCAAAGAACAGCCTTAATATCTTCCTTCAGGGAGAAAATCCGCTGGCTCCTGCTTTTGGTCTTCCGGTAATGATTCCTACTACTGTTATTGCTAATAGCAAACCAGAGTGGATTGACAATATCGATAAATTTGTTAAAGAAATAGCAGGAGAAAAGGCAGCGGATATGACCCTTCGCTCCATTCTTCCTTTTGGTCGATCAGTCAAAGAGCCGGTAAGTCAGGCTTTCCCTGCGTGGCTCCAGAAATCCATTCAACGGGTTGAGGGCGACGACAATAAAGTCTATGCAAGTATCGTAGGAACCGCAATGAAGGTTAACGAAATAGAATGGCGCAAGAACGGCCAAGTAGGACCTCGACCAACTTATGATGATGCTATTAAAACGGCTAATCAATTATATAAAATTCGTATTGCGGCAAACTTAACGCTACCTGTTGCTATCACTTTGAAACCAGAGTGGCAGTTTATTGTTAATGAGTACGTAAGAGCGCTGAAGGATCCAAACGTAGGACCAGAAAAGGTATTTGACTTTCTTTATGACAAATGGGGAATCGAAGGTCTTATCGCTACAGCTCCATCTACCCGTACTGAAACTGGTGTGGTAAAGACTATTGGTGCAGTAAAGAACGCCAAGAAGTATAAGAATCTTATCTCTCAATTTGATAAGTCCTATCAAAGACTTCCGCTTCTTGCTGGATTCATAGCAAACTACGGAACTGTTGATAGCGGTGGTGAAGAATACTCTGCCAACTATTTCAGTGATCGTAAGTTACGAGCCGGTGGAAAGACTGTTTGGTCAGAGTCTCGCGCTGCTGACGATGTTGTTGAAGATCGTGAGATTCAGATTGGTTGGGCCTATTACCAAAAGTTCAAAGAAGCCCTCAATATAGAACTGGTTGAACAAAAGATCTCCGGCCTAGGAACTGCCGCTTCAAGGGATGCTGGTCTTGACGACGAATGGGAAGATTCCATATCCCAACTTAAAGAATATCTACCTGTTTGGGCTAAGGCATTTGACAATCCACAAAAAGTTATTGGAACAGCAGAAGCCTATGTTAAGGGATTAGAAACTATCGTCCAAGATAAAAAGTGGATGGCAGATAATGGTAAGACTCCAGGTGCTCAGGCAATCGTAGGATTCTTAGAAACCCGTAAGGTCCTAGTCGAAGATCTGCAACAGCGAAAGCGTGATGGTGGTTCTGCTAATATAGAGAATCCTGATAACGTCGACTTGTTAGAAGATTGGAAAGGTTATATCAGAGATCTTTCTATTTATTCCACAGAGTTCGCTAACCTTTACTCACGAGTATTAGAAAATGACAAACTAGGAGTGATCAAATAATGACAGCACCACTTCCTCCAAAACCTCCATTTCCAAGAGGGGGTACCAGAAAAGCCAAAGTTGGTACTGTTACTCTTGGTTTCGGTGTTACTGAGACTCCTCCTACAGATCCAAAGAAACTTGCTGGATTCATCGACGGCTTAGCAGTCACTCAACCAGAAGCCTTCCAGAGTATGGTTAGCGCTCTTCAAAGAGTCGGCATCCCTATCAAGAAGTACACGGATGTTGGACCAGCGATCTCACGGTTTATTAGTAACCTCAATGGCTCTGGCGATCCACGACTTCAGGGAACCACTCTAGAGAACTTCCTAGCCGCTGCTCCAGGCAAGAGCGCTTTTGCTAAGACGAAGAGCAAGAAGCCAGTAGAGCAGTACTACCTCACCACTCCAGAGGATTCCGCAGCAGAAATTAACGATGCCTTTACTAAGATCCTTGGTATCAATGCTACTCCTGAAGAGCAAAAGGCTTATTACGATGAACTGATTAAAGAGCAGAAAAAAGCTCCTATGGTCACCAAAAGTGCCGATGGAATTGTTACACAGACCGCAGGATTCTCGAAGGAACAGAAGGAAGCGTTACTTAATAACTTCATTGCTAAACGCGCTGCAAAAGCAGTGGGTAAATTCACTACCGCTGGTGGTGTAGAGGTAGAAACCAAAGATGGTCAAAACTTTACTGGTGAGTTCATCAAGGGAATCAATGCTATTCGTAAATTCTCTGCTGCCTATGGAATCCCTATGGGAGAGGTAGACGTAAAGAAAGCTGCAATAACTGCCCTTACTTCTCCTGGTGGCTTAGATGCTCAGGTGGAAAAGATTAAGAACGTTTCTAAAGGTATCTACGGTGGACTTGCCCAGTATATTGATCAAGGTCTTACACCAGAGGAACTCCTTCGCCCATATATTCGACAAAAGGCTGAAGTACTAGAGATCCCAGAATCACAACTTAGCCTAAACAGCAAAGAGGGACAAGAGGTAATATCCAAAGTGGTAACTAAGGATGGCCTACTTCCTCTGTATAACTACGAAAGAGAATTACGTCAAGATCCACGTTGGCGATTTACTAAGAACGCCAATGATGAAGCAGCTAACTGGGTAAACAGTATTTTCAAATCATTCGGGATAGCGGGTTAAGATGACTATTGATCCTGGCAATCTACAATTTGGCCAAACACCTTCGGCGCCTGTAAAGAAAACTAAGGCAAAGAAGACTGCTACTACCACTACTACAGTTAGTAAGCCTGGTGCAGCCGAGTCTACAAAGATAACAGCTCCGGCATCCTTTGGTCTTCCTCAAGATGTTATACCTGCGAAAGAAATTGAAAAGACTTTTACAACAACTGCACCCTTTTATGGTAACGCGCCAATCACTACTCCATCGGATTTTGGTATGGGTATGGATCTTCCATCGGTGCCGACTCTTGCTGGCGATGTAGTAGATACTACCCCTGCTGATAGCACGGGAAGTAATAATAAAAAGCCAGTTGTCCCAGGAGAAAATGTTGTTGATCTTGGACGCCAGGATTCTTTCCAATTTATCATCAATGCTCTGAAGCCTTATGGCCTTGAAGGAGTAGGCGAAATACTTAATGATCTTCGCCAAGATCCAACAATAGGTCCAGCAAAAGCCGAGTATATGGTTAAGTACGATACATCAGTCAATCCAAAGACTGGCAAACCATACAACGAGGCATACTCCAAGCGATTTGCTGGTAACTTTGAAAGAATTAAGAACGGCCTTCCTGCTTATAGCGAAGGCGAGTATATGGCTTATGAGAATCAATACCGATCAACTCTGAACGCACTTGGATATGGCAATCTTGCTACCAAGGCTGCTACGGATAACTGGATTGCCAAGACTGTATCTCCATCCGAAGTAGCAAGTCGTGTAGAACTTGCGACAACGGTATCTATTCCAGTACAGCAAGTACTTAAAAGCTATCTTCCTTCACTTGCAACGAATGACATTGTTACTGCTCTATTGGATACGACTACCGGACTTCCTGCTCTTAAGCAAAAGGTAGAACGAGCAAAGGTTGGTGCTGCGGCGAGCGCAGCAGGATTAGCACCACTTACTGAGTCTCGTGCAGAAGAACTTCTCCAGGCTAACGTTACTGAAGCAGAAGCGCAAGCAGGATTCCGTGCAATTCAAAGCGGAGCAGAGCGTGGACGTCAGTTAGCCTCAATGCAAGGAGAACAAGGTTTCAGCCAGATGGAAGCAGAGAACTTAGTCTTTGGACTTGCTGGCTATCAACAAGCGGAAGAAAAGGCAAAACGTATTGCCTCCCGCGAACGAGCGCTTGCTCAAGGAAAGTCTGGCTTAACCGCCGGTGCCTTGAACACTGGAAGAGCTGGCGCCTTCTAACTAGACCTGCTTCGGACCGACCGGCCCCGAAGAGTGTAAGAAGACCGGCAGATAGAGCCATACCGTTTCCCCGAACGACTATGAGGCTATCGCTAACTACGAGAAAATGGGAGAGGACTAAATATGTCCAATCAATGGGATGACGACGACGATGATGATTATACAGCCCCAGAGGTGAATAATGATCTTGTCAAGCAGCTCCGCAAAGCAAACAAGCAAAAAGAGAAAGAACTAGCAGAACTTAAATCGCAGTTTGAAAATCTCTCGAAAACACAAAGAGAACGAGCGATCAAGGACACGCTAGCCTCTCGCGGAGTGAATACAAAGATTGCGGCTTTTATCCCGTCGGATATCGATCCTTCCGAGGAATCAATATCTAAGTGGCTCACCGATTACGCCGATGTGTTCGGCTTCGAAGCTACTCCGCAAGTAACACCGAATGTCGATCCAAAGATCGCCACTGACTATAAGCGAATGACACAAACGGCCGAGCAGGGGTTAACCCCTACGCACTCTGAAGACATAATGCGCCGATTGCTCAATGCGAATAGCAAGGAAGAATTGGATGCAGTCATTCGGGAATCTGGACTCTAAACTCGAATAGAAAGGCATAACAAATGGCAGTACCTGACGGTTCGTTAACCGGCACGTCTGCGATTAGCCGCTTAGTACAGACAGCATACGATCAGTATGTAAGAATGGCGCTTCGCTCCATTCCTGTAATGCGTGCTCTCGCTGACGTGAAGCCGGTAGAACAAGCTATGCCTGGATCTTCAGTGGTCTTCTCAATTTACTCAGACTTGGCACAAGCCACTGCAACATTGACTGAGACTTCTGACGTTTCCAGCATTGCACTCGGTAACCCAACAAACGTTACCGTAACCCTTAATGAGTACGGCTCCGCAGTCACCACGACTAAGAAGCTCAACCTCACCTCCTTCAACGATGTTGATACAGCTCTTGCTGACATCATCGCTTACAACGCAGCCGATTCAATCGATGCAGTTGTTGCTGGAGTACTCACTGGCGGAACCAACGTTGCATACGGTGGAACCGCAACTGGCACAGCAAACCTTGGCTCAACCAGCCTCTTGACTGTTGCTGATATCCGTGGCGTTGTCACTGAGCTTCGTACCAACAAGGCTGTGCCTCGTATGGGCGAACTCTATGCAGCATACGTCCACCCACGTCAAGCTGCTGACCTCCGTGCCGAAACCGGTACCGGCGGATTCCAGCAACTCACCCAGTACGTCGAGCGTACCCCGTTCGTCGCTGGTTCAATCGGTGTTATCGAAGGTGCATACGTTGTGGAAACTCCACGTATCCCAACCGCTACCTACGGAACATTCACCGCATACAAGGCAGTCGTTGCAGGCCGTGAGGCTCTTGCCGAGGCTTTGGCACAAGATACTTCAGTCGTTATCGGTCCAGAAATCGACGCACTCCGTCGTTTCCGTACCATCGGTTGGTATCTATTCGGCGGATGGAGCCTTCTCCGTCAAGCCGCGATCTACCGTATCGAAACAACGGCATCTGCTACAAACTAGCAGTAGGACAGATGGGCGGGGAAACCCGCCCATCTCTCTCAAAGGAGATCAATGACGCAATATGTTCTAACCACGCCTTGGCGATGGGAGACGTGGGGAGCAAGAAATACTTTTGATGCTTATTCACGTCTTGCCGGTAGACCAATCACCGGTGGAACAATAGACGGCACGATCAATCCTTTTCTCACTGACATTCCCCGTGGCTATAGTCTTTTGATTACCGGAACGACAGTGACAGAGATTCAAACACCAAGCCAAGATCAATTAGCTGATGCAGACAGTTACTATCTTGGAGGCCACACGTACACCGTTGATCAGGCAACAGCGACTATCCTTACCAATGCTGGATACGGAGACTACCTGGAGCCGATTTAATGAGTAATTGTACTTCTGCTTGCAAGACCCAAGATCACGAAACATACGCCGATTGCTTACAATCGAATATGCCTATGTTCAGCGGAGTCACCCCTTCTAAAAGTGGGTATGACCAAGACGCTGTAAAGAAGGATGAGAAGGAATTAAAGTCGTATTACGACGCAGTAAGACAAGGTATTGAACCACGTTCTACCAGACAGCCTGATATTGATATGGCTGTCAAACTATCTAATGAGTCAGGCAAAGCCTTCGACGGAACAAAGTTAGGATTTAAGGATGGCTAAATCTCCAGCGTGGCAACGTGCAGAAGGAAAGAACCCTAAAGGTGGACTTAACGCTAAGGGTCGCGCTAGTGCTAAAGCGCAAGGGATGAACCTCAAGCCTCCAGTAAAGAAAGCCGAGGCTAAGAAATCTCCGAAAGCCGCAGGACGCCGTAAGTCATTCTGTTCAAGAATGTGCGGTATGAAATCCAAACTGACTTCCGCTAAGACGGCGAAAGATCCCAACTCCCGTATCAATAAATCTCTACGGGCCTGGGATTGCAAGTGCTCATAGAAAGGTAAACCAATGGCAGAACAGAATTTTATTCTGATGGCCGAGCCTTTAACACCAATGCTTGCAATGGCTCGTGAGGCCCACAAGCTATTGGATGCTTATCAGGCTGCTGGCTTCACCCGCAAGGAATCCTTTGATCTGGTGGTTAACCAGATTCCAGAATGGAATTTCCCTGGAACCACGATCATTGAAGAAGAGATTATTGAAGATGACGAAGATTACGAATTAGATGAAGAAGAACTAGATGATGACGATGATGTAGAGGAGGGATACTAATGAAAGAAAAAGAATACGAGTCCGAGGAATACATTGGCGCATACGATAAGTGTGCAGCATTTGGAACCTACGAATCTATATCAATGGGCGCTCCAGGAGCAAAGGTAAAGAAGTGAAAAAGACCAAAGTAGAAAAGGTAATGGGAGAGTTCAAGCGTGGAACCCTCCACTCTGGCAAAAAAGGCCCAGTAGTGAAATCACGTAAGCAAGCAGTGGCAATCGCTTTAAGCGAGGCCGGTAAGTCCAAGAAAAAGAAAATGACCCGCAGGAAGAAGGGCTAATGTCCTCCGGTCAATATAAGCATCACTACGGGTTTAATAAATCCATCATCAAAGATGGGATGATCGTCCGGCTAGAGAAGAATGGTAAAATCAAATCCATCACTGATCCAAAGACCGGAAAGGTAGTGTCTCAATGAAAGCAAAGAAAGCCTTTTGGGAAACAAAGAATCCTAAGAAGAAATCTACAGGGCTAACCCCTGAGCAGAAGGCAAAGGCTAAAGCACGAGCTAAGGCCGCTGGAAGACCATATCCCAATTTAATAGATAACGCTTGGGCTACAAGACAGAAGTGAGGTAAGAGGTGCCAACATACGGTACAGCAGGTTCTACATTTATTGACGAACTCAATCGTCTGGCCAATGGTGGCGCCTCATACCCATCGATCACTCTCTACAAAGATGAGGCTGCTGCTGCCAGAGCGTGGGCTTCAGCACGGACAGTGACTCTAGGAGCAGTGACCGATACCGTCGGAGTTCTTAATCTTATTGCCAGCAATACCCGTCCTGATTGGAAAGATCTGGCGGGAGTCTGTAATCAACTCGCCTCTACCACCGGACTAGATCCCGTAGCAGCGCTACGGGAGGTGGCTTCGTGAGCGCTAAATACAATCTCGTCTGTGAGCAGGCTACTACATTTAATTTTCAGTTTCAAATCAAGGAAGATGAAACTCCTTGGAATCTCACCAACTACTCCGTAGAGATGACGGTGCGACCTTTTATGGGAGCTACCTCTACTACCGTTGTAGCAAGTACAGACAATGGCTATATCTCCCTTGATCCCACTCAAGGTCGAGTAACCGTCACCATTCCCTATACCGTGACTGAGAACTTTAACCCTTCACGACAAGTTTATGATCTTATCTTTGACTCCGGCACAGAGGTTACCCGCATCCTTGAAGGAACCTTTGTCGTAACTCAGGCGGTGACGATACCTTAATGTCCGAAACAATTATTGTTATTGAGTCCATCACTCCACAGGTAGGTGTGACTTTCTCCTCCGATCAAGGACCGCAAGGTACTCCAGGTGCCACCGGACCTACTGGTTCTACAGGACCTTCTGGTCCTACCGGACCGCAGGGATCTCCTGGACCTCAAGGTGTCACTGGTCCTACTGGTGCAACAGGTGATACTGGTGCTACAGGAGCGACTGGACCTACAGGCGCCACTGGCGCTACGGGAGCAACCGGTGCAACCGGTCCTACCGGCGCTACTGGTGATACAGGACCAATCGGTCCTACAGGCCCTACAGGGGCCACAGGAGCCACTGGAGCCACAGGTCCAACCGGAGATACTGGACCCACTGGTCCAACCGGTTTAACGGGCGCTACAGGCCCTACAGGACCTACTGGAGATACCGGCCCTACCGGTCCGACAGGACCAACCGGAGCAGACTCTACCGTACCAGGACCAACCGGACCAACAGGAGCAACAGGACCTACGGGACCAACCGGACCTACTGGTGCAGATAGCACGGTACCAGGACCAACGGGTCCTACAGGACCAACTGGTGCAACTGGACCTACCGGACCAACTGGTGCTGACTCTACGGTTCCAGGACCGACAGGGCCTACCGGTCCTACGGGAGCAAATGGAGCCGATGGTCCAACAGGACCTACTGGGCCAACAGGACCAGCAGGATCAAACGGAGCTACCGGTGCAACAGGACCTACGGGACCGACAGGTCCAACTGGGCCAACCGGTCCAGCAGGCGTTGAGTTCAGTACTTCAGCTCCAACGGGAACGAATGTATTATGGGTAGATACTGACGATCCAGGTGACGCAGTAATTCCTGTTGGTGGAACCACCGGACAGTCTTTAGTAAAACTATCTAGCTCGGATTATGATACTGGCTGGACCGATACCACAGATATTATTATGACAATTATGCAGGCATACTAGGAAAGGTGTAGTAACTAATGGCTACAACCAGCAAGAATTTATTTCGTGGTGCTGCTACCACTACTTTAACAACAACGCTTTATACCGTTCCAGCATCTACAACAACTGTAGTAACAAACATTGTGGTAACCAATACCGGTGCCAGTGCTTACACATTTGATATTGCACTTAATGGAACTAAGTTTGCCGCTGGCACTTCTATTGCTGCGAACTCTATTGCCACATTTGATATTAAGCAAGTTCTTGTAGCAACTAACACTATTCAAGGTGGAGCAAGTAATACTGCCGTAAACTTTCATATTAGCGGAGTGGAGATAGCCTAATGGGTTCTAATGTATTTCCTGCTGCTGGCGGTGGCGTAACACAAAAAACACAAGAATTTACCAGTACTGGAACTTTTGTTACTCCTTCTAATTGCTCCACTGTTGAAGTATTTCTTGTTGCTGGAGGTGGCTCTGGTATGGGAACTGCCTCGTCAACAAATGGTGGTGGCGGTGGTGGAGGAGAAGTGAGATGGGTTCCACTAACAGTAACTCCTGGAACTTCTTACACCGTCACTATTGGTGGCGGAGGCTCTGGGAGTACGTCCAGTGGCAGTAATGGTTCTGATTCTACATTTGGAGCATTATTAACTGCTAAAGGTGGTGGGCGAGCAACAGTTGCTGGCGGAACCGGTGGTGGTGCTAACGCCGCTTATGCTGGCGGTGGCGGAGCCGGTGGAGGTGGAGGCGCCGGTGGAGCAGGATTAACAGCCAGGTGGACTTCAGGTAGCGCCCCAACCGCTTCAAATATTGGTGGACTATCTACAGGTTTTGGTGGTGGCGGTGGAAATTCACAAACCAGTGGACAGTATATGGGTGGCGATGGCGGTATTGGAATAAACGGTTATGGCGGTGGCGGAGGAGGCGGAGCAAACTGGAGTGGTGGCGCAGCCAGCGCTGGAGGCGGAAGAGGCGGGAACTCATACATCGTATCGGCTCCTGAAAATGGTCTAACAAATACTGGCGGTGGTGGCGGTGGTGTCGCCTTTTCAGGAACTCAAAACGGCGGCTCAGGTGGTTCCGGTTATTGTCGCGTAGTTTACTGGTCATAGGAGATAACTTTGGCAACGATTAAATACTGGAATGGCACAGCCTGGGAGTTGGCCATTGTGGGCAAGCAAGGACCTGTCGGTCCTACTGGGCCTACTGGTCCTACTGGATCTGCAACGTTAACGACATACTTGTATTACCCAAGCGCTGGTGCAACCAGTATTTCCGGCGTTGACTACAACGGCAATACCCTTTCCTACACTCCAGGCAAAGAGCAGGTATTCCTCAATGGTGTTCTCCTTGTTGGCGGAGGAGCAGATTACACAGCAACTACTGGTACTTCTATTACTGGACTTGCTGCCTTGGCCTCCGGAGACGTAGTGGAGATCCTTGTTCTTGGATCCTTCAATGTTGCTAACACATATACGATTGCAGAAACGGATACTTTGATCAATCAGACTAGAGCTTTTACCCTAATGTTAGGTGGAATGTAAATGGCAATGAACTATAAAGTCCTCGGACAATCCAATCCTGCCGCAACCACAGCGACAACTCTCTATACGGTGCCTGCCGCTACGCAGACTGTTGTATCCACGATTGCCGTCTGTAATCAAGCAGCAACCTCTGGTACTTATCGGATTGCGATCCGTCCCGCTGGAGCAGCTCTTACTGCGTCACAATACATTGCCTACGATTCTGCCATTACTGCGAACAACACAACCTTTATCACTATTGGTGTCACCCTTGGCGCAACTGATGTGATCACCGTTTATGCTTCATCTGCCAATATGTCCTTCTCTGCATACGGAAGTGAGTTGTCCTAATGGCTGTATCTAATCTTGTAGCCGCCGGAGGTGGCGTAACACAGAAAGTCCAAGAGTTCACTTCTACGGGAACTTTTACTGTTCCTTCAAACTGCACTACCGTTGATGTGTTTCTTGTCGCTGGTGGAGGTGGCGGTGGTGGCTGCAACAACTCTGCGAGTTACGGTTGTGGTGGCGGTGGTGGTGGAGGTGTTCTTTGGAAAACTCTTACCGTTACTGCTGGCTCTTCTTATACCGTAACTATTGGTGGAGGTGGTAGCGGCGGTGCATCAAGCGGTGCCAGTGGAACAAAAGGAAGTAATAGTACTTTTGGCTCACTCCTTACTGCTGAAGGCGGAGGTTTTGGCGGTACGTTTAATGCCAGTGGTGGTTCTGGCGGATGTGGTGGTGGTTCTGGAACAGCCAATTATGCTTCTGCAAGAGGAAGTGGTGGAGGTGGTGCTGGCGGAACTTCTGGCGTTAGTACAGGAACCGGTGCAGGCAGTCAGGTGGAATTTGGAAGGGCTGGAGGAAAAGGAACTCAAGGAAGTTCTGCAAGTTCGGCTGCAAATTATTACGCCGAAGGAACAAACGCTTCTAATGGTGGTGTTGGCTTATTTGGCTTTGGCGGTGGAGGCGGAGGTGGATTTGCCAACAGTTCATATCCAGAAAGAAAATCTCCAGGTTCATCTGGAGGTGGTGATGGTGGCACTAATGGCAGTTCTCCTACTACTGGAACTGCTAACACCGGAGGAGGTGGTGGTGGTGCTGGAGTTACATCTGGAGGGGTTGCTACCGCAGGAGCGGCTGGCGGTTCAGGCTACTGCCTAGTTACATATTGGTCATAAGAGAAAAGGAAAACAATGGCACATTTTGCTGAGTTAGATGAGAACAATAAAGTTCTACGAGTCCTTGTAGTGGACAATGCACACGAAGATCGTGGAGCTGAGTACCTTGCAGTGGACTGCGGATTAGGTGGACGCTGGATCCAAACATCCTACAACGCCAACATCCGAGGAAAGTTTGCTGGTATTGGTGATACCTACGACGAGGCTAATGATCTCTTCGTATCCCCAGAACCTGTATTAGATAATGTAATTGACGGAGAAGTAGTAAACGAAACCCCTGCACTAGAAGGGTAATAAATGACTAAAGCCAGAACCAACGCGAACGGGAGTACTTCATTGGCACAGAAATTTGCTGAGTTTACCTCCACCGGTACTTTTACCGTGCCTTCAAACGTTACTGTAGTAGAGGTACTTCTTGTTGCTGGTGGCGGTGGAGGTGGAGGTGTGCAAAGTGCTACCGTTTCTTCTCCAGCAGGTGGTGGAGGTGGTGGAGGTCAAGTAACTAAACAATTTCTTACTGTTACTCCATCAACCTCTTACACTATTACTATTGGTGGCGGAGGCGCTGGTGGCTCTACCAGTGGTGGCAAAGGAACCGATGGCTCAGATTCGTCTTTTGGTTCTTTATTAGTCTGTGGCGGCGGCGGCGGTGGTGGTGGTGGGAGCGCTACTCAGGTAACAAGAGTTGGAAATAACGGCAGGTCTGGAACAAATGCCAGAAGTTTTGGTTCTGTAGGCAGTTCCTCATACCAAGGTTCAGCGCTTGGCGGAACTTCAAGTGGTGGCTCAGGTGGTGGCGCTGGTAGTGATTACAATTATGGAGCAGGCGGTGGTGGCGGTGCCGGTAGCGCTCCGGTTGTTGGAAATCATTATACTGCACCTTCAGGTGGACAAGATATTGGAAATAATGGTGGTTTAGGATTGTATGGTTTTGGCGCAGGTGGCGGTGGTGGTGTCGACTACTATAAAGGTGGTAATAGTTCAAATGGAGCCGGACGTGGTGGATACCTTTCCGCTGGTTCTGCGGCAGGTGCTAACACTGGTGGTGGTGGTGGTGGCGCCGAGGGTGCTGGTGGCGGTGGTACTGCATACGCCGGCGGCGCTGGCGGTTCCGGATATTGCCTCATTAGTTATTGGGCATAGTACTATAGTGGAATGAAAGTAGCCGTATACTCGATTGCGAAGAATGAAGAAAAACACATCAAACGATGGGCCGAATCAGCAGCTGACGCTGATGTACTCCTTATTGCAGATACAGGATCAACAGACAAAACGGTGGAGATCGCTGAATCTCTGGGCATTATTGTTCACAGGATTAGCGTTGATCCATTCCGTTTTGACGACGCGAGAAACGCATCGCTAGCCCTTATTCCAGCAGATATTGATTACTGCATAGCTCTTGATTTGGATGAAGTCCTAGAACCTGGATGGCGTTGGGAACTAGAAAAGTGTTTCAAGGCAGGGGTTAACCGCCCCCACTATCGATTCATCACTAAGGTTAATCCCGATGGATCAGTAGCCCAGGAATTTGATGGCTTTAGAATTCATAGCCGTAAGAATGTCCGATGGAAGTTTCCTATCCACGAAGTTCCGATGAACTATGGTGAAGAGGAAAAACGTGGCAAGAGTCGTATCACGATTAAACACTTGCCCGATGAATCCAAGTCACGAGGCCAATACCTGCCGATGCTAGAGATGGCAGTTCTGGATGATCCAAGCAATGCCCGTCATAAGTATTACCTTGCTCGTGAGTATTACTACCACGAGAAGTGGGAAGAGGCCGCCGACTTCTTCAAACTCTATATTGATCAGTCAGAGTTTCCAGCGGAGAAGAGTTCTGCCTACCGGATGCTCGCCAAATGCGAGCCGGAGAAGGAAGAAGAATACTTCCTCCTGGCTATCTCAGAACGAGAAGGCAGAGAATCATTCCTTGCTCTAGCTGACTACTACCACCGCCAGAAGCGGTGGGAGGAATGTCTAGCAGTAGCAATGAGGTCGCTGGAATATACCGAAAAGGACACCACCTTCATCTCTGAAGAGTGGGCCTGGACACATACTCCTTACGACCTAATAGCAGTAGCAGCGTGGAATCTCGGATCCTTTGAAATGGCCGCCGAGTATGGCAAGAAAGCAGTAGAGATATCACCCAACGACGAGAGACTTCAGAAGAACCTGAAGTTCTACCAGGAGAAAATAGATGGCAACACTTAGCGATATGATTGATGAGGTTCGTTCCTCATTAGCAGGTTATACCCTGCGCCAAGATCGAATCACCTATCTTAATACTGCTATCAATACTACAGCTCTAGCGATACAGATCGGCTCCTCTGCCAATCTTGCTAAAGGTATAGTAGAGATTGATGATGAACTCATCTGGGTAGATAACTTCAACAAGTCCACCAATACACTCAATGTCGCTCCTGGCTTTGGTCGTGGATTCCAGAATACCTCTCCTGCCCCTCACGCTCAATACGCTCAAGTTACTCTAAGTCCAACCTTTCCACGGACAGTAATCAAGCAGGCGATCAATGACACGATCAACAGTGTCTATCCTAAACTTTGGGGAGTTGCCAGTACTACCTTTACTTTTAACGCATCACAAACAACCTATGCCCTACCTGATGATGCTGAGAGCATCCTCTATGCCTCCTGGCAAACAACAGGATCCTCGCAAGAATGGCTTCCTATCAACAAGTGGCGTATGGATTCAATGGCTAACGTTGCTACCTTTAACTCACAGACCACAATCAATATCTACGACAACATTCAACCAGGGCGAACAGTCCAGGTGTGGTACACCACTCAACCTAATACTTTAGATTCTAGTACCGATGACTTCTCCCTCGTCTCAGGTTTACCTGAGTCAAGCCGTGATGTCATTATCTACGGGACTTCCTATCGCTTGATGTCCTTTATCGATGCCGGACGTATCAGCCTTGATAGCGCTGAGTCCGATGTAGCAAATAGCAAGATTCCTTCTACCGCAGGAACCTCTTCCTCACGTTACCTCTTGGCCCTTTATCAACAAAGACTTGATGAAGAGTCACGCAAGCTATCCGATATCTATCCAATCCGCATCCACTACACGAAGTAGGAACCAATGACAGTAAGAAAATACTCAACTATCAGCCTTGAAACAACCCTGGCTTCCTCTATCAATGGTACCGTCGGCAGTTGTACTGTAGCAACAGGCACCGGTAGCACTCTTCTTGGTGGATTGACTCTTACCGCTGGAGATATCTTCCTTTGTGCTATTGATCCTGATACTTCCAGTGAAGAGATTGTTTATGTCACTGCTCGATCTGGTGACATTCTCACCATCACCCGTGGTCAAGCTGGCACCGGAGCCTCACCAGGCGTAGGTGTTTCTCACTCCACCGGAGCAACGATCCGCCACGTATTCACTGGTGAAGATGCCCAACACTTTGAGGATCAAACTAATCTTGCTGTTTACCCAACAGGAGCGCAAACCCTTAGCAGTAAGACACTTACTGCCCCTATCGTCAATAACCCACGCATCAAGTCTCCAGAGGAAGCAACTCTTGTTACCGCTGTAGCTGCTACCGGAACAGTAAACTTTGATGCTAATAGCCAGTCAGATATTTACTACACCACTAATGCCTCTGGCAACTGGACTCTTAATGTCCGTGGAGATGGATCCACCACTCTTGCCTCTATGCTCGATGTAGGAGATTCCATCACCGTTACCTTCAAGGTAACCAATGGTGCTACTGCTTACTATCAGTCAGCTTTGAACATTGATGGCACTGCAACTGGAGTCACTACTAAGTGGCAAGGTGGACTTACACCAACAGGAGGTAACGCCAACTCTGTTGACGTCTATACCTACAACATTGTTAAGACAGCAGCAACACCAACCTACACAGTATTTGCCAGCCAAACTAAATTCGTCTAAAGGATACTAATGCCTATTACCTCATCATTTAATGGGGCTTCTGCTAGAGCCTTGGGCTTTACCTCAGCCGGTTATACCGCGATAGGTAATGGATATTGGATCAGCAAGACTACAAAATCTGGTTACGCTGTATCTGGAATCGAACATTCTATGGATACAGACTCCAGTGGAAATCTCTATTACTGCGGATATAGCAACGCTACCCCAAGTGGAACAGATTACTTTCAGAATATTGTAAAATTTAGTTCTTCAGGTGAAATTGCTTGGCAAAGAAAACTTGATCTAGGAACCACTGGTGAAGTGGGCTACGCAGTAGCAGTGGATTCATCTGGCAACGTTTATGCCTGCGGTTATGGAGATGGGCCAAGAGGAACATACAGTAAGTATAATTCTTCTGGAACGATCCAGTATCAAAAGCGTTTAGTGGATGCTTTCGTATGGATGATTATCTACGACTGCAAGGTAGATTCATCGGGTAATTTGTACCTAGCAGGACAAACCTACAATAACACCACAAACAATTATGATGGCATCGTTGTCAAGTTAGACTCCTCCGGCGCAATTACCTGGCAGAGAAGAGTATATTCTAATAACACTGATTCACTCCAGGGATTAACTGTTGATTCGTCTGGAAATGTTTACGTCTGTGGATATTCGGTTACAGCTACTTCTCCTTCGGTTCAGAGAAAATCTATTATCGTTAAATATAACTCCTCTGGAACTCTACAGTGGCAACGTCAACTTACCTCGTCCTATGATTCCTGGTCTTCTACAATCATTGTAGATGGTACTGGCGCACCCTGCGTAGCCACTTATTACAATGACTCCAATGGTGCAACTTCTATAGGATCATTGGTTAAATATGATTCTTCGGGTACTTTACAATGGCAAAAGAAAATAACATACAATGCTTACGGAGTATCTAATACCCAGGTTGTTTCTAAATCCTTAGCAGTAGATTCATCGAATAATATATATCTCATATCTCCAAGTGCTTCTAACGTGGGCAGTTTGGGAACGCCAACATTAATCCAGAAGTTTAACTCATCTGGAACTGAACAATGGGCAAGAAACTTTAACGTTAACAACGTCAATAATGTTTCTCTTGGAGCAGGATCTATCAGCATAGTTGGATCCGATATGTATATATCTAATCCATTTGCTGTCGCTTCATCTGATACATATTTCATTGCAGCTAAGTTGCCTACCGATGGAACAAAGTGTGGCTACTATCAGGTAGGAACAACTAACATAACCTACAATATTGTGACCACAACAGTAACATCAGGAACCTTGGTTGACGCTTCAGGGAGTATGAATGACGCAGCAGGGGCATTGACATCATCCGCTGCTTCAATGAATGAATCCGCTAATGATCTTGTAACAACAGTACGTGACTAATGAGTTTACTTACCGGTAATTGCACAACAGAGTCCCTTCCCTCGTGGGAAGACTGGACTGATCCTACAGACCCTGACAAGGAGAATGATGGCCTACGGCTCAGACATCAGCCAAGGTGGTGACTATAGTGAGATTGCTTTCTCGCTATCGAACCCGAACACTGCTGCTTCTCTCTACACTCTCAACGATTACTCTTACGATATAGCGATCAATGGATCGCCCTTCTTCCTTGTCAATAGCGATGAGAACCCTTACCGCCGAGTAACAGCTCAGTACCGTAAACAACAGTATGACCAGACCCGTGAGGCTGGTGAGCAGTCACTGACTGGCTGGTGGTTCCGTAGCCAATCATCATTCCACCTTGGACAAGGCATCAAGTTCTTTGAGCCTGCTCAGGATGAAAGCCTACGCTTTCAGTACACAGAGTCCAAGGGTTGCGACGTATGGACCAGAGGACAAGTTACTCTATTGAACAGCACATTACGTGCTTCCAGTTCTACCAATACCAACCTTAAGTTGATAGGCGCTTATCAGGCTAGCACAGGCACCAATGCCGCAGTCTTTATCGACGGACCTGATCTCAAGAAGTTAACGATGAGTACTGATACTCCAACAGTAACTACTTACACACTTGTTACCTCACCACACACCTTAGATTTCAAGGCGCTCGCCTCTGATGGCACTCGATACTTTGCCGCTGACAATGCCAGAATCCATAGAGGAAATATCTTTGGCACTACTTCTGATGGACATATCTACGATCTTGCCGGACCTGTCACAACAGTTGTATTGAAGTATGCCAAGCAACGACTTATTGCTTGCGTAGACAGAAAAGTCTACGAACTCAACTCCAATATATCAACCACACCTGGCGGAAACAGTTTACCTGCCGAGTTGTATACCCATCCTAATCCTTCGTGGATTTGGACTACCGCAGCAGAAGGACCAGGAGCGTTCTACGTCGGCGGATACGCTGATGCTTCTTCCTCCCTCTATAAGATTACGATTGACGTTACTACAACCAATGCTCTTGGGTTCCCTACGCTCAATGCCCCAACTGTTGTGATTGATCTTCCTGAAGGGGAGATCATCCAAGCCTTTGATGTCTACCTTGGAACCTACGCAGTTCTCTGCACCAACTACGGAACCCGTATTGGTGTCGTCAGTGACAACGGAGATATCTCTTACGGACCGTTGCTCTTCTCTGGCGATTGCAAGGCAGTCACCTTTGATGACAAGTTTGCCTACGTCACCACTTTGGTCGATGGAGAGTCTGGTCTTATCCGCATTGATCTTTCTGAACCAGTCGTCAGCGGAAGCCTACTCTTTCCTTACGCTTGGGATGTCTATGCTATTGGAGAGACAGCAATCCCTCTCTCTACAGATTTCCTTGGAATCACCGACAGGGTTCTCTTCACTGTCCCTGGCGATGGAGTATGGATTACCTCTAACTCCACCAAGGTTGCCAGTGGATATCTTCAGACAGGATATATCCGATACAACACATTAGAAGATAAGATCTTTAAGTTCATCACTCCACGTGTGGATACACTTAATGGAGCTTTTGAAGTGCTATCCATTGGAGAAACTGGTACGGAATATGCTATCGGTGGATATGCTCAAGGAGCAGGAGTATCGGAACTAGGAGTTCCCTACCCAGTGGGCAACCACGAGTACTTAGGATTTAAGTTCACCTTAAACCGATCTTCTAGCGATAGTTCTAAGGGGCCACTCTTTACTGGCTACCAACTCAAATCACTGCCAGCAGTTCTTCGCCAGCGGTTGATCCAATATCCGTTGGCCTGCTATGACCACGAAAGCGACTCGTTAAACAACGAGGTTGGCTACGACGGACGAGCCTTTGATCGGCTCTCACAACTGGAGTCTATCGAGAATCTTGGTGACACAGTTCGCGTACAAGATTTCAGAACCGGTGAAACATTCATTGGTCTGATAGAGGAAATGGATTTCCGCAACGTGACCCCTACGGATAAGCGCTTCAGCGGTTTCGGAGGAGTCCTCATCGTAACTATAAGGACGGTATAATGACTCCTGCTGATTGGGCTGGCTTAACTGTATCTATTATCACTATCGTTACTGGATTTAGTATGGCGATCAAATGGTTGGTTAAACACTATTTGTCCGAATTACGCCCAAATGGTGGTAGTAGTCTAAAAGATTCCGTTATGAGATTGGAACGACAAGTTGAAAAAATTATGGACATTCTCCTGGAGAAAAAATGATTCCACTAGCTCGCGTTGCGCAGCCGGCCGCTATTGCTGTTCTCAGACAAGCAACAGCACTGAGGCCGAAGAGGAAGAAAGCATCGGATGGGCTGCTCCCATCTAAAGCACATATCAAGCAGAACCCTGATTCAGATCACAACTCAGGCTTCGCCTGCGATCTGACTCACGATCCCGCTAATGGGATTGACTGCAAGGAAATCTTCGAGAAACTGAAAGAGGACTCACGTGTCAAATACCTCATCTTCCAAGGCAGGATCTGGTCGCCGGAAAAAGGCGAGCGGCACCATAACGGTTATGCCCACCCGCATCACCTCCATATCAGTATCAAAGAAACCAAAGGCAGGGACACCTCGCCCTGGTTCCCGTGGCTCGGCAAAGCCAGTGCCAAAGAAAAGATTAAAGCCAGGGTCGCAAAGAAACCAAAGAAAGAAGTCCGTAATGACTAAAGCAAAGATTATTCAAATGCTCCACTCCTACCTACGAGCTGGAGCAGCCGCTGCTATCGCTCTCTATATGGCAGGGGAGACAGATCCGAAGACTTTATGTTGGGCATTTGTCGCAGCAGTAGCAGGACCGGCGCTCAAGGCGCTAGATAAAACAGCAAAAGAGTTTGGACGCGGATCCAAATAGTTTCCCTGCGAGGGAAATGGGCCACCCGAAAGGGTGGCCCTCTTTTTTTATTTCCCGAAAACACGGGTATTGACGGGTTGAAGGTAGCGAGGTAGGTATGGGTATCAACCCAGTTATTCTAGTGGCTCTAAGGGGCTTTCAGGGGCTAATTTGACCCACTCTAAGGAAAAGCCTTCCTTTGCCATAAGATGCTTGATCACTCTAATAAAGACTAGCGGCGGTTCTGGGAGGCTATAGCCAAAGGCTGTCCATAGGACATTGGCAAAGGTCATTTCAGGATCGGCCACAATACCTCCCCTACGGAACGGCTAGGCGCACAGGCGCCGTTCCTACCCCTCCGGCTCCGGTTACTCGCTAACGCTCGTATTGTACACACAGACCGCCGAACGACACGCCGGAGGCGTATCGTGGATTTGGTAATTGTCAGTGGGCAGGAGTACCGTTGAGCATAAGGAGGAAGAGATGGACATTGTAGAAGAGCTGATCACTGCATTACGCGATAAAGATTCATCGCGTAGCCGCAGTAATCAAACACAGATAGGACCGTCGGAACT